ATAGGTGTGCCCCATCCACCACTACTCCAAGTAGATCTGCCCCATCCTTGATTACCTATGTCAGTAGTTGCAGATACTCCTGTTGCACTTACAGTTACATTTTGAGCGGCAGTAACAGTTGCACTGCTAATTGCAGAACTAGCCGATACCCCTGTTACAGAGGTGCTTACTGCAAAAGTGCCTTCACCCCACGGACCAGCATTCCATGTTGATCTCCCCCACCCAGATAATATTGTTCCTGCTGTTGTTGCTATACCTCCCATCCCTGAGTGATATTGACAATAGTAAAAAAGGTCTGGAGCTGATGCCGCTACTGTTATTTGTGTATAAGCTCCTGAATTACCTGGAACACCTGAAGTGGTTACACCAGTAGTGTATTCAGAACCACTACTGTGCGTTCCACCAGAAGTTGTTGAAAATCTTAAAAAGTGACCACTGTTTGACGCATCTGATTGGTCAAACCTGTACGTAGCTCCTTCAAATAAATTTAAATTGGCTTGTTGAGTGCCATTTATAGCGTATTTAAATCCACCAGAACTTACGACTGTTACAGTGTAAGTAAAATGGGACATTTTAAGCTATTCTAATAACCGCGTTATTTGCATCATTTGCAGGATATTGAATAGTAAAATCTCCAGAGCTAGAAGATTTATTGCCACCAAAATCTAATACTGCAACAGATGGTTTAGCCGCATGAGTAACAGTTCCTGCTGTTCCTGCATTTGTTAACGAATGATTATAAATAACTGCGCATCTAGCGTTACTAATTGTAGATGATGAAAAAGTAGTGTCTGCAAAATCTAAAAAAGCAGTAGGAACTGAAGATGAATTATCTGATAATCCAATAGTTACACTTCCTAACACTTGACCACCAGCAGTATAGTTAGTTCCACTAACTTCATTAGTTGCTGTGTACCCTGTTAAATCTTCATTAGCATCTGTTCTACTTGATGTAAACATAGCTACATAAAAATTGTCTGCTGAAATAGAAGAACTGTCTCCACGAGAAGATGTTGTCCATCTATGAATACCTGCTAGTATTTCTTTTTTAAAACTTCCGCACATTGCTTGATTTATTGCCATTATAGCCTCCTAATTATTTCTGCCACATCTTCGTGACCTTGTTTTTTCATTAAAGCCCAAATTGTTGTTCTTTCACTTTGCGCCATTTTATTCATATAAAAAATTAGTATCTCTTTCAACTTCTTTCTGAATGCTATAGCTTGATCTCGTATGACGGGAGGAGCATTATCGCTCACCATCATTATCTTATTCAAAGCCATGTCTGCCATTTCTTCGGCATTATGCCCACGATTAGAAGTGGTAACAACATTAACTGGTCCTAATTCGCTAGAGCTTTTGTTTGCTACCATTACGCAGTATCTCTTCTAAGATTGTCGTATCTGTAAGCATCTCTAGTATTCTTACCTTCTCCTAAATTCTTTAACCATTTTAGTGACTCTAAATATCTTGCATTGTATAATTGCAACAAATCTGCCTCACCCTTCATAAATGTATATGCCTCTACTAAAGAGCCGTATAACAAAGCTAATTCTGCATTTGTTCCCAACCAAGAAGTACCATCGGTTGTAGCAGTTATTGAAGTTGGTCTATAAAAATAATGTAATTCCATTTGAAAACTTGCATTTGGTGTTGGCGCTAATATAAAAGTGTCTTCATCCCAATCTGCATAATATAATGGTGTCCCTGTGGTAGCAGGATTAGGAGTATAATCTTGAACAAACGTCACGTGTTTGTATAATAAAAATTCATTGTTATCACTATTGATTACACTCAATGAAAAAGGTGATAAAAAATCTGTTGGTTTTACTAAAAATTTATTAGAAGAACTAGCGGAACCTAAAACATATTTTCTAAATACAGATAATTCACATTCTTTTAATATTCTCTCTTCTGCGTTTAATATAAATCTTGGCAACTGATTAACAAAAGTAGTTTCTGTATTTTGTGTGTAATCTTGTATTGCTGTTTTTAATGTTGTAAATGTATATGCCATAGTACTAACCTATAGGATAACTTGTTAAATGAGGATCGTCAACAGGACCTGCGGTAGTATTATCACCTCCACCCTTAATGTTTCCTGCGGTAGCGGTTTCTCCACCTGTAGCAGTAAATGTATAAGAATTAGAAGTTACTAAAGTGCCTGTAGGTGCAATAACGGTAATTGTAAAACCTGTGCTTGTTTCTAACATAGATTTTGTAAATCCATCAAAACCTTGACATTCTCTAAAACGAACAATATCTCCTGTTGTTCTATTATGTCCAGGCTCTAAAACTGTAATTGTCGTACTGCCTGCATCTCCAGAGGTAAATGAATTAGGGTTTAAAATAACTTGAGATATTGGCTCTACTCTGTTTGTCCTACTAATTCTTAAAGCTTCAGGGTCTGGTTTTATTTTTCTTGGTTGTATTTGTGGTTGTTTAGGCTCGTATTCATCTTTACCTACTAACAAACCATTCCACTCTTGTATCATATCTCTCAGTTTATAAGCTCTACCAGATCTATCAGAAATACCTAAAGCGTATTTTCCTGAAGCGTATCTTCCCATTATGTCACCCTTAATGATGAATAAGAAGGAACTAATCTAAGACTTGTTCTCTCACCGTCTTCGGAAGCTGCTCTTTGAAATTCTTCTTCATAAATATCTTTTAATACACCTATTCTATTAGGCGCTCTTTTTACAGCTAAATAATAAGCAAGTCCTGCTACCATACAAGGTAAAAATCTAAAAGGTATATCACCAGTATTAACAGAAGTATCTGCATCTTCTATTCTTCTTACTCTGTAATATATTATTTGATCGGTAGAGTTTTCAGGCATGGGCCAAAAAGTTATTGTAGGAGTTATTTGTCTATCTACAAAATATTGCGTTGGTCTTCCTTGTGTATCTTTATTAGCAATAGCTAAATAATCTCCTCTACTTATTCTAGTTAAAATAGTATCTGAACCACTTCTTCGAACAGATACCTCTAAAACATCAACAGTAGACTGAACTGTTTCTAAAGATATTGCAGAAGAAAGTGTAGTTGTAGCACTACTACTAGAACCAGTTAAAGTTTCACTTGCAGAAAATGTTCCTACAGGAACAGTAATAGTCATTGTAGTGGCAGTAGGTTTTGTAATCACACTAGCAGTAGCATTACTTGTACCACCTGTTATGGTTTCTCCTACAGTAAAATTTGCAGAAGCCGCCACAGTCATTGTTATTGTTCCAATAGGATATGTATCCACAGAAGAAGATGCAGATAATCGTGCAACAGTTTGAGTTATTTTTTCAACAGTCCAAAGGTTTAAACCTCTGTTTGACCATTCTGCAAATAAAAGATTTAACGATCTTCTAGCAGTTCTTGCATCGTAACCTGTTCGTAACTCTAAACCACATCTTTCAAAAGCTTCTTCTGCAACTTCTGCTATATCCAGATTAAAATCTGAACTTCCTGATGTAGCCATTAGTACTCCTTAACTGCTTCAATTATGACAGTATATGTATCATTTGCTCCTTCACCGTGAGTCGAAAAGTATATATCACCGTCTGCTCCAGCGGTTCCTGCCGCAGTATTGGGTATACCTCCAAAACTAGTAAAATCAAATTCTCCTTGATAGTCTGTAGGAAGTTCAATTAATAAAACATCAGTACTTGCATTTCCCAATATTTTAACAGAACAGCCAATTGTTGAAAATTTTATTTTTGTTATTCTGACATTTGTACAAGCTTGACCTGTTGCGTTTGCAGCAAGAGCACTGACATCAATTTTTTTAACAGCAGTGCCCTCACCAGTATCCACATAAGTATGAACAAATGACTGAACAAGTTTCCTATCACCATCTATAATAGTGGTATTAGTATTTGTATCGGCCATAATTATCTCCTATTAACTAGCTACATCAAAACCTAGTATTGTTATTAACAGTCTGCCTGCATCATAAGTACCAGCAGTATTACTACCACCAGTTAAATATAAAAATTGATCGGCAGCAATCGTACCTCCAGCAGTTCTTGTGCCAGCAGCTTGAGTACCTCCATTAATAATTAACGTCTCTGTTAAATCACCAATAGCTGTATCTTCAACGCCAGTTCCTTCAGTTGCTGAATGTAAATTAATATCTGCCTCACCAGTAGTTGGTGCCTCAAAACATTCCATAGTCACACCAAAAACTGTGCCTTGATCTGCTGTAGTTACTTTTCCTATATACGCTACACCAGCACCATCTGCTCCAATTATATCTCCAGTAGCTCCACCAGAATTTAAACCAGTAAGATCTATCATAATAGTTGTTTTAACAATATTAACGTTAGTATCTACGTCACTTTTTAATCTTTCTACTTGTGTTATATATACCGCAGCAGTGCCCTCAATACCCGCACCTGTTGCAGCTTCATTTTTCATTTTATCACCACTAGTTACAGTAATAGTACCTGTGGTTGCATTTTTTGAAACAGTCTGAAATCCTTTTTCGGATCTGACTGGACCATTAAAAGTTGTATTAGCCATATTTTTACCTCTTATAAAGTTTTTTGCCCTATGGTCGTATAAGCGTCTGCTAGGTCAGTCCATAGGGCAAGTTAAATCCTAGATTAAGCTCCTTGTGAGCCGTAAACACATCTCGGGTCTGAGAAACCAAAAGAATATCTTTCTCTTGCTTTAAATCTCATGTTTCCTGTGTCAAAGTCACCTTCCATCTTAGTAGACATAGGCATTCTTTCAAAATGTAAGAAACCTCTTGGTGCATCAGTCTTAATGAAAAATGCATCAGTGTCTATTAAATAGTTGTTGACAACATAACCTTCAGGAAGCACTCCCATGTTTCTCATAGCGTTTATGTCGTTATCGGCTGTTCCTGATCTTAAAGTAGATTCTAATATTCTATCTGCTACAAATTGTAGGTTTGACGGAATAATTAATTTTAATCCACGTACAGAAACTCTTAAACCACGCTCATCAACAAAAGCATTAATATCAATTAATGCATTCTCTAAACTTGTTTCGTTTAAATCTGCAGCAGTAGTTGGTTGGTTTCTAAATGTTCCTCCATTTGTTAATGGGTGAGACCCATTACATAAAGAAACACCGTCACCACCTGTTACTGTTGTGTCAAATGCGTTGTTTAAAACAGCGGCAGATTTTACCTGCTTAGTATTAGCCATACTTCTAGCCAATGCTTTTGTATATCTTGAAGATAGTCTGTCGTACAGATTGTCTTCAATTGCTTCTTCAGTAATTGAAAAAGCCAAAGCAATAGTTTCGTGGTTATACCTTGCGGTAAAAGACTCATTTGCATCGTCAAATGCAACTGCTGCGCCTTCACTTTTTACAGGAGCAGAACCAAAACCTGTTAACATTACTTCTTCTTCAAATGCTCTCTCAGAATTTTCTGTGTCAAAAATTTCAGTATGCTGCTGTTCGTATCTCTGGTACTCAAGGCCAAATAAGGCATTAAGACCAGGTTCTAGCTCTTTAGCTAATTGTGCTCTAGATATCGCCATAGTTTAATCTCCTTATATACCAGTTGAGTTAGCAGTTGTTTGCGAATCGAAACTGCTTGCAGGTGCATTGAAGTGAGCGTTAATACGCACAATCAAAGGAATACCTGCTACAGTAAAATCTGAGTTTTCAGGATCATCCTGAATACCCACAATACGCAAAGGAAAAGTTGCAGTAGTAGCAATAGTGCTCAAGTCTGCAACACCAGAAGACATACCAGTTGTATCACTTCCGCTATTACCACTAGCTAATTGAACATTAGAAAATACTCCTGCTCTTATTTCTGCTTCAGTATCAAAACTTGTTCCACCAGCATCTCCAGCGATAACAAAAAGTTGACTTGGGTCGTCATATATAAAAGCTTTTACTGGATGATTAGTATCCGCCCCTGACCCTTGCCAAGTGTTTGAGAAAATAGTTTCTCCACTAGTACTTGAAACATATTCACAACCGTAAAAAACACCTAGTATAGGAACATTACCACCAGTTGCTGCTTGCAACTGATCGATAAAACCTGTAGCTAAAGGAATAACTGCTTGTCCTTGATACAGTTTATTGGTATTTCCTGCGGCTATTCTATATTCTGTTGTACCAGTGCTGTTTGTATTTTGACCTAATTTTCTTAAAGGTCTTAATCCAAACGCTCCATTAGAATTTGCCATTCTTTATCTCCATAAAAAATTAATAATTAGTCCTCACTCTTGCGAGAACCTCCAAAACTTACACGACTTTGTCTTTCTGCCTTGTGTATAGGCATCGCAGGATGCTCTTCACGAGCTAAATCATTATCCACTGCTGTCATTTGATTGCGAGATTGATCTCGGAAATATTTAGAGCGTTCTTCAACGGTTTCAACTGGTATACGTGCTAGAAGCAATCCTCCAACACCAATAACTCCAGCGTGCTTTCCATCTTCTATGGAAGGTACTTCAAAGTCGGGATATTCGTCCTTTCGAACTAATTCCCA